AAAGAAACCATGGCAAAAAACTACATTCAACGTTATGACCCTAACGGGTTCAACCTTGACGATCTGCAATTGATCGCCCCGTCAATTTTCGCGGCAGAGCCCGCTAGTAAAGTGTCTGATCGTTATGGGTTTGTCCCAACGGTTGCCGTTGTGGAAGAACTACAATCACGCGGACTCTACCCCGTGTTCGCAGGCCAGACGTTATCCCGCAATTCGGACAATCGCCCATTCGCTAAGCACCTGATTCGCTTTCGTCCGTCATATGCACCAACGATCGCGAACCAATCATTGCCCGAGGTTGTGCTTATGAACTCGCACGATGGATCAAGCGGGTTTAAATTGTGGGCGGGGATTTTCCGCATGGTGTGCTGTAACGGCATGATTATTAGTGACTCGATCATGGGTCAATTGTCCGTGACCCATCGATCCAATGCCGCCGAGATCGTGGGTAATAAATCGATTGAGTTCATGGGCCGGATCGACCACATGGAATCACGGATCGAACGATTCATGGATCGGGTGTTATCGCCGATTGAGCAGGGTCAATTGGCCGAGACCGCCGCGCAGATCCGGTGGGGCAAAGATCGCCCAACGGGCCTTGATCATAATTCGCTTTTACTTGCTCGCCGCTTTGAAGACGCGGGCGACACGCTCTGGAAAGTATTGAACCGCATTCAGGAAAACGTGATTAAAGGCGGGGTCAACCTGAACCGTCAGGGCCGTCAATCGTCAACCCGCATGCTCCGGTCCGTGGGCGATGATGCAAGAATTAATGCAAAATTGTGGGAAGCGGCAGATGCATTAGTGGTATAATTCAGGAACAGGGCGGCACCCCGCCGCCCTGGTTTAATACTGGAGAAAGAGCATGGAAAGCAAATTAGACGAATGGGATCAACAAGCCCTGGCCGCATATATTGCGGACTACATTAATGAAGAATTGACCCGTGAGGGTGTTGGACATAACATCGATTCCTACATGGTGCGCGATGCAATCGATGCATTCATTGGCGGGGCCGATGAGTCAGACGCCCCCAATAATCCGAGAATTCTCGGCCAGATATTCGGGGGTTGACCATGAAAGAATTTCACCTTTTGAAAGAATTTCACTTTTTTGCGGCGAACGTTGCTACCTGGATCGCGACCACCGACGAGCGAACATTGCCTGACGTAATCCGCTACATGGAGCAAGACGATTATATTTATTCTCTGTTCATGGTCCCAGGCAAGTGGGACAGCGATTATGAGATCCGGCACTATGCGCCCCAGGTGGAGGGCACAGTTCTTATCGGCACTTATACGCCGCCCAATCACCGGACAAAGAAAAAGACAATTGCACGAAAGAATAAACCTGCGGTATAATTAATGCACCGGGAGCAACCGCTCCCGGTCAACATACTGGAGAAAGAGACATGAAAGTATTCAACGCAGAACTAGACGGCATTGACACTCGGGACTATCCCGATTTCTCTGATGCATTCGTGGCATATGCCGAGCACGAAGACGGAACCGCATTAACCGATGATGAACTTGACACGTTCAACGATGAGCATCGCGATATAGTCCATGGCCTTGTGTTCAAGAAGCTATTCTAAGGAGACGATCATGGCCCGTTATCCCGTAACCCCCGATATGGTAAGCCCCTGCGAACAATGGTCCATCGACGACTTGCTTCAGATGGAGCAAGTGCAAAATCAGATAGACGAGATCAACGCAGAACTCCAACGGCTAGACGATGCATGGATCCAAGCAGACAGCGACCGCAACTATCCAGCGTGCGACCTGATCGAAGGGCGCATTGGTCCATTGACCGAGAAGCTCGATGGACTGATTGCAGAGTATGAACGAATAGGTGAAGACTAAGCTTCTCCCCCTCGGCAGCCGCCGAGGATTAAAGGCCAGCGCAACCCGCTGGCCTTTTCTTCGTACTGTCCAATCGTTCCGCTCTATCCCCACCGTGGTGGGGATAGTTAAAAAATAATAGACACCCCAATTTTTATGTACTATTCCCTGGAGGATGGCGGGGGTGGGCGGGCCCGCTACTACACTGTCGGAGTCCCTATACGAATGCAACCATCTCCTCGGCTCCTTCCTCGCCTCTTCCACCAATCGGCCCCGGTCTTCGGCAACTCGCCCTTTAGGCCCGGTTTCAGCCAGTCAGCCACATGTTTAAAACTTATTGAAATTCGTACACGATCCCAGCCTCATGTTCATTAATCCGTGTTTCGTAAACATGACCCCCTTGTTCCAAAAACCTTTTTGCCCAAAAAATTTTTGCAAAATTCAAAACTTGGCCCTATGATCCGTGTACCGTGGTCCCTGATCCATTACCCGATCACCTTCGGCGATTAAAGCGGGGTCCGAGATCCGTGGTCCACGGTACCCAAACGTTTCACGTGGAACTTGGACCACGTGCCAGAAAGGATAGAGATGCAGCCGGTGCAGATGGATGAAGACGAGATCTTGAAGTTGGAACTGCGGTTGGCGCAGTTGGAGGTTCGTGAGCGGGCGCAGAAGAACTTTTTAGATTTCGTAAAGTACGTTTGGCCGAGCTTTATTTGTGGGTCTCACCACAGAGTAATGGCAGAAAAATTTGAAAGACTGGTTCGTGGCGACTTGAAGCGGGTAATTATTAATATTGCACCGCGTCATGGTAAGTCTGAACTCACTTCTTACTTGTTTTTAGCTTGGCTCATGGGCCAAAAACCGGACGCAAAGATCATCCAGGCAACCCACACGGGCGAACTTGCGCAGAGATTTGGTCGAAAAGTGCGGAACCTGATGGATTCCGAAGCTTACAAAGAGATTTTCCCCGAGGTTCAGTTAGCGGCTGACTCAAAAGCTGCTGGTAGATGGGAAACAAACCGAGGCGGTGAGTATTTTGCAGCCGGAGTCGGGGGCGCAATGACCGGTCGAGGCGCGGATTTTCTCGTAATCGACGATCCCCATTCGGAGCAGGACGCACTTTCAGAGACGGCGATGGAAAATTGCTACGACTGGTTCGTAGCGGGCCCGCGTCAGCGTCTTCAACCGGGCGGGCGCATCCTATTAGTAATGACTCGCTGGTCAAAAGTGGACCTAACGGGGCGGGTTTTGGCGGATCAGGCAAGAAGTTCCATGGCAGATCAATGGGAAGTCATCGAATTTCCGGCGATCATGCCATCTGGCAACCCGTGTTGGCCGGAATTTTGGAAAATTGACGATTTATTGCGTGTTAAGGCCGCTTTGCCGGTGTCAAACTGGAATGCGCAGTGGATGCAGAACCCAACTGCCGAGGATGGGGCCATTTTTAAGCGGGAATGGTGGAAAGTTTGGCAGCAAGAGAGCATTCCGAAGCTAAAATATGTGATTCAGAGCTATGACACGGCGTATTCCAAGAAGGAAACGGCCGACTTTTCGGCGATTACCACCTGGGGCGTGTTTGAACCCGTCGAGGGGGAGGAAGATCACCTGATTTTGTTGGACGCCAAGAAGGGACGGTGGGATTTTCCTGAATTGAAGCGAAAAGCGTTGGAGATGTACAAGTTTTGGGACCCCGATTGTGTGCTGATTGAGGCAAAAGCCTCTGGTATGCCCCTGACGCAGGAACTTCGGCGCACTGGGATACCGGTTGTGAACTACAGCCCCGGCGGGCGAAAGACTGGGACGGATAAAATCGCTCGGGCGAACTCGATTGCCCCGGTTTTTGAAGCGGGATTCGTGTGGGCACCGGACGAACCGTGGGCCGAGGAAGTTGTAGAGGAGATGGCGGAGTTTCCTTATGGGGCCAATGATGACTTGACAGATAGCTCTGTTCAGGCGGTAATACGGTTTAGGCAGGGGAACTTTATTCAATTGCCCAGTGACTTCATTGAAGAGTCGATTGGCCCGCAAAACTATGAGTACTACTAATGGCACAAAATAGCGCTCCCACTTTTGACGTTGACAAGATTTTAGCTACGATTCGTCAGGTGGAGTCGAGCAACAACTATGCGGCCCAGGCCCGTGGTTCGTCGGCCTCGGGGGCGTATCAGTTCATTGATGATACATGGAAACGGTTCACCAATAAGTATGGCGTGGGGACCGAGTACCCCTCTGCCAAGTTAGCGCCCCCTGAAGTGCAGGACCAAGTCGCTCGGCTTAAGGTCCAAGAGATACTCGATCAAAGTGGCGGAGATGTAGCAAAGGTTCCGACAATTTGGTACACAGGAAACCCGCAGGGGAACATGACCCCAAAGCAGATAAAGGCCAACAAGGGGTTGACTGCGGACAAATACCAAGAGAAATGGTTCCAAATTTTTAATCAAGAAGAACCGGATATCCCTGAGCCCGCTCCTTATGTGCCGTATGCGCAGGCCACCCCTACACCGACACCGAAACAAGGACCACGGACCACGGCTGTTGCAACGGCGGCAGCGATTAATCCGAAAGATTTGCCATCGAGCTACACGTCGGCGTTGGCGTTGAATTATTTAGCGGACACGGACCCAGAGGGTCAGGTGATGGCTAGGGTCAATGAGATGATGGCCGAGCTTGCTGAGGAACAAGGTGGTGCGAAGGCTCCTCCGGGTGGTCAAGTGTTGATGAAGTATGCGCAGAGCAAAACGGAAGATCCCTTTGCTGTGATGGCCTTGGCGCAAGAGCCACCGAAGAAAGAAGAGTCGCGTCGTGCTGTGCCGAGGATGCCCAAGCCGCAGATGTTTGCGGACGGGGGCTTGGTGGCGAAGGCCGCAAATTTGCAGACGGCGAGATTGAAGGAGGGAGATAAAGATTGGATCGCGGCCCGTCAAAAAGAGTTTGAGGGGTACAACGCCGAAGTGGAGAAGTACAACGCCGCCTTGTCTGCTTATCAAAAGCAGGTAGATGCGTACAACGAATCGATCAAGCCCTATCAGGCTGAGTATGATGCGTATCAACGGGAAGTGGATAAGTTCAATAAACAAGCGGACGACTACAACGCACTGATCAGCAGTTATGCGGTTGATCCGTCCGGTCGGTTGGTCACGTTTCGTGCGCCGACACAGTTTGGTCCGTACTATCAGGTTGTGCAGCCAAACCGGCAAAATGTTAATTACCAAGAAGCCATTAACTACAATCCAGCCAACCTTGATACAAGCTATTTTATTGAGGGCTACAGTGGTCAGACTCGTTGGAGAACAGGAATCCCTAACACGGAGTTTGTAGATTTGGGTGGTGGGCACGGGTATTTGCGATTCACCGACCAAGAAAGCGTAGCCAAGGACCGTCCTTACTCATCGTTCACGCAGTTAACTGCACCGACGTTAACGGCAAAGCCACCGGGCAATCCTCCGCCAGCGTTTACGATGGCTGAACCAACTACACCAACGAACACGCCGTACACGCTTGATCAGTTTAATAAGTACCAACAAGACGCTGCCGCTCGTGCGCAGAAGGCGGCAGCAAACCGTGCGATTGCGTTGCAGGTGGTCTCGGGCCAAGGGCCGTATGGCAATCTTGGTTTGTCAATGTCGCCAAACCAGCCGCAGCAGGTTCGATTGTTTGCGCAAGGCGGTCCGGTGTACCGTCAAGCAGGCTCCCCGCCCACGGGCGAGATGAGCAATGAAGTCCCGAGAGTGGATGCGCAGGGCCGTGTGATTCGGGAGGCTCCGGTTCCGGAGCGGCAATTTTCCCTTGGCGAGCGTCTTGTTGGCGCGGGCGAAACGGCGTTAAGTGCTGTTTCTGGCCTGACTGCTCCTGCTTCGATTTTGTACGACGTTGCGCGTGGTAAGTCGCAGGGGGAGATATCTCCTGGCAACTTCATGTACACGCCTCGGACCGAGGCCGGTCAAGGGATGTCCGAGGACCTTGGTCGGTTTATCCAAGATTACAAGCTTGATGCGGCGGTACCCCAGGTGCAGTTGCAGCGCCCGTATCCTGCAGCGGCGGCGGCACGTCAAGGCATTGCCGCAATAGAAAGCGCAGTCACCGCCCCGATTGATCGGGCTAAAGTTCGGGCTGCCGCCTCTCGTGCGCCTGAGGATGTTGCGTACAATCCTCTGCGGGAGCGGTTGGAGTCCCAGGGAATTGTGTCCTTGGCTACTCGCCCGGGCGGGTCGTTCATGCTTAGAAACGACATGCCACAACGGTTGGTGGAGTTAATGGATGAGTCTCCAACGAAACCGCCAAAAGAAGCATTTGATGCGTTCATCCCAAGGTTCACCGATTATTTAGATCGACAGTACAGCACTCCAAGTGATCCGTTGTTCAAGGCTACTTTGGAGGGCCGGTTTAAGCCACGTCCTTTCTATCAACCCAACAAGCTTTTTGACGATTACGCAAAGCCCATTTCAAGACTTACTGGTGTGGAATTAGACGAAGGGTCTAAGCTAAACATCACGCACATTGATAAGTTGTTGGAGCTATCCAAAGCTGGCAACGAGGAGGCACGAAAGATTGTCGCGTGGGGCGTGGATCGTTCGCTACAGACCAATGGTGTGTTTACTCCAGAGCAAACTGCAAACGCACTGAAGGATACTGCCCGGTTTAACAACATTGCAGAAGGATTAACGGAATCGGTTGAGTTGGGCTTTTCTCCAGACTTTGGTTCTGTGGACAATGTAGTTCCCACGATGAAGTCGTATATCCGTCAGGCAGGCGTGGCAACAGACAAAGAGCAGCAAAGGATGTTTCGGGACATAGAGTACAAGTATGCCCGTGAGCTAGAGATAGACGCACGGTATAAACGGGAAGCCCAAACAACCGATCCGTTACAAACAGGTTATCCAATCAGCATTTCTCCTTTGTATGAATATGCAAGAGCAGACTTTGATGCGTCGTTGACCAACCCGATGCGAGAAGAGCTTGCCCGTGGGAAGCCGGTTTACAAAGGCACCATGGTGTATGGCAAAGCTTTTGACGAGGGCGACATTTTTGATTACATGGCTGAAAACGATCCGGCGAAGTGGTCCAAGATGTCTGTTCCGGAGTTAATTATTGCGGCATCAAGCAAGAATCCTTCTTCCATTACGAACCCAACGAGAGTCGCTCGTATGGCGGACGATGGATTGCCGCTAACGCCAGAACAGCGTTCTATTGGTACGAAAAAGTTTTTACCCGTTCAATCTGAGTCGCTTGGAAAAGGGGCAGAATGGCGCGAGATCACGTCACGTGATGGACTGCGCATAGAAGGTGGCATAATGCAGCATTGTCTGAAGCGTGATTCTTCGGGATACTGCACAAAGTTGATGGACAAAGAGGCAAAATACTTTACATTACGGGATGCGGATGGTCAGCCTTACGTAAGCATTGAGATGGCAAAGCCGTTCGGCAAAGAGAAAGAAAACGTGCCCTACAGCGTTATCCGGCAAGTCAAGGGTTTTGGAAACGCTAATCCGTTACCCTTGTATGGAGAAGAAATTTCTGCTTTCCTTAACGATTGGCAGAACAAAATGGGCGTAAGATTGAGCGGGGCAGAAAGTGCCTCGAACTTGCCCAAAGAATTTAGAAGTCAGTCGTTTGGCCTGGAAGCTCCTCCAGAGAACTTCCGCAGAGGCGGCATGGTAGATAAACCCCTATATGATCGGGCAATATAATGGCTAGAAAGAAGAAACCCAACAACATCGAGAAGGCTCTTGGAGCGTCGTCCGAGGTCATGGACCCGGATATGCCCGTTGAAATTGAGCTTGAGCAAGAGATGCCTGAAGATGGTGAGGTCAAGGTAGAGATCGAAGAGGACGGTAGCGCCACGATCACGATGGATGACGAAGAAGTCTTTGACGAGACCGAGACCAAGCACTACCAAAACCTTGCCGAGTTTGTTGAAGCTTCTGACCTAAAGAAGATTGGCCGCGAGATCATTCAATACTTCGATTCGGACATTGCTTCCCGTGAAGAGTGGGAAAAGACCTATGCCGAAGGGTTTAAGAACCTTGGCTTTCAGTACGAGACACGCACAAAGCCATTTCGTGGCGCATCTGGGGTGTCTGTTCCGCTGTTGACCGAGGCGATTACGCAGTTTGCGTCCCAGGCCGTCAAAGAATTGATGCCCTCGGGCGGTCCCGTGCGCACGACCGTGCTTGGCGCGAGTAATCGTCGCCGTGAGTCGCAGGCGCAGCGAGTCAAGGACTACATGAATTACCAGATCACAACGGTGATGAAGGAATACACGCCGGACTTTGATCAGATGATGTGGTACGTGGGCTATGGTGGCTCGGCATTTAAGAAAGTCTACTTCGACAAGAGCAAGAAGCGCTGCGTGTCGCCGTTTATCACGCCGGATAACTTCGTGATGCCCTACCACGGGTCGAGCAATCCTTGGGAAAACGAGCGTTGCATTCAGGTTGTACCGATGTCGGACAACGAGTTGCGTAAGGCCCAAGTTGCTGGCACATACTTGGATATCCCTCTGTCCGCAGGCGCTACACCACGTGAGACGCAGATTTCTGACGCAGAAGACAAGACCTCTGGTCAGACTCCGGGCTACCAGGACGATAATTACACGTTGCTTGAGGCCCACATTCTGTATGACATCCCGGGTTTCGAGGACAAAAACGGAATCAAGAAGCCGTACATTATTACGGTGGACAAGGATAGCGGCACGGTATTGTCGATCTATCGTAACTGGGCCGAGGACGATGAGTCGTGCTGCCCTGAGCAATATTATGTTCACTACATGTTCTTGCCGGGTCCTGGGTGCATGGGCTACGGCCTTGTTCACCTCATCGGCAACTTAAATCGCGCGGCTACTTCTGCTTTAAGGCAGTTATTGGATGCTGGTACGCTGGCAAATCTACCGGCTGGCTTTAAGGCTCGTGGTCTTCGGATTGCGGACGATGACAATCCGCTGCAGCCTGGGGAATGGCGTGATGTGGACGCTGGTGGTGCAGATCTACAGTCTTCGTTGCTGCCGTTGCCGTACAAAGAGCCCAGCCAGACGTTGTACACCTTGATGGGTTTCTGTATCGATTCTGGTCGCCGTT